TGAGCCGTAAGGCTCAGGAATGCGAAGAGCACGCGAGGTGCTCCTGCATTGTTCGTCTTAGATGACGTCAATGTGTGACTTACCCTAAGCGCAGGATCGGAACAGGGACTCCGTTCTTGTGTGAACCCGATCGCGTTTAGGCTAGTAACGAGTACTCGCCCCCACAGCAGCTTAGTTAGGCTGGTGCAGACCGGATCGTACCTTGGGGAGACCGTGGAGTAATCCGCGGTGAAATGGTAACCCCTCCCTTACCCGGGGAGAGGGGCGGTTTGGTGCGAGAGGCGTAGAAATACGCCATTGAGCACATTACAGTGGTCTCCGCACGTTACGGAGGTAACCTTACTGTCTTCCTATGGACCATATTGGTTCAATGGCCTGGTAGCCTTGGAAAGCTACCGCATAGGGTCATTGGGCTGGTATGGGGAGGACAGGAGCTGGTCATCCAGTTCGGTACCAGGGTAACCTGGATCTAGGGGATCGGTCCCAAACCGACCACGTTTGCTGAAAGGCGAACCTGCAACCCATCGGATCCCTAACTAAGTTGGGGTCATAGGGATGTAATAGAGCCAATGCTTGAGTTGCCGTGTAGCAATACATGGTGAGACTAGGACGGTCCCCGACCTATCCTAGGAAATCCACTCGCAAGAGTGGGGGTCTTAACTATACTTGATATAGCCCCTATTAACCCTAAGTGGCTAACCACCACGAGCTTGCTAAAGCGACCTGCAGCCTACTTCTGCTACGGCGGATTTAGGAAACTGAAGGGTTAACGGTCCATGTTCGGGGACAAAATAAAACTACTAAGTAATTTTATCTTTATGCGAGTAAACATCAGAGACCTTTATAGGGTTCTGGTGCCGCATACGCTAACTTGGTCCTTCTGTGTAAAAGCAGAAGCAAAACTGGCGGGACTGCTCTTACGAGCGGTTCCGTTGGTCTTTGGGCAATTAACAAGTTCTAACGTGAAAGTTACCTGGGGTTTTGCCCGTAACTGTGCGAACATGTATAAGAGACAGGGCCCAAGAGGTCTGGCTATCTACTTGAAAACTTGTGGGGTGCTGTTACAGCACTCCGCGGGTGGGATGGTAGATGATAGCACTTGGGACCTGGGTGCAGCAGTCTCTAGGACCCGCCGAGGGATACCCCGGTTCATAAACCCTCAGCACCGCACGGCGATCCTCAAGGGCGATGTAAGTGTGATCCGCTTTTGGCTGACACTCTTTGGGCTCTACCGCGTGGTAGAGTTCAAGGGCCAGTTGAAGTTGAAAACTATTACCGCGCCTGGAAAGGATCTTAGTGGGTTTCTGGGGGACTGGGCCGCGTGGGTCCCTACTTTCTATGGAAAAGCTCGGTTAATCACCGGAAATCCATGGAAGGTGGTTCCTCATAAGCACCTAAGTCCGACGCGCATACCGTTTATGCAGAAGTCTTCCCCGAACTCGGGGGGGTTTACCTCTGTAATGGGGATTCTGTGGGACATCCTGCTCCTTGGAGCAGAACCCAACATGTTTGCCGCCGTAAAGGCATGGCTAGTGGAAGTAGATGGTATTGAGTTAACCTGGGCCTTCAATGGAGTACTCAAGGTCTTGGACCGGTGGATTGCCCGTAAATGGGACTCTGCCTTTGAAAAGATGAGAGATGATTTCCAGTCTAGGATGGATCCAAGGGAAAGGACCCTAGAAAATCCTGGTCGATATTCACCATTTGGGATCGTCGTGGGATGGACGAATGCGAGGGGTACCCCTACCCTTCACCCGTTCATTCCCTTTGACGGTGATCCCAAGATCTTGTATAGATCATGGTATATTGATCATTTCTGGGGGAAACCCCTCTGGTTCGGTCGACTTGCGTTCTTAGAGGAACCAGGTAAGATTAGAGTTGTTGCCATGGTGTCACTTATCACCCAAACACTCATGGCCCCCCTGCATGGGTGGATATTTTCTATGCTTAAGCTCATACCCACTGATGGGACTTTCGACCAGACTCGTCCGGTTGAGAGACTCATCGAATCCTTTAAAAAGGATGGGCATTGGGTGGCATCATATGATTTATCAGCGGCTACGGATCGGCTGCCACTGCGGTTGCAAGTGGACCTTTTACGCCCGCTGTTAGGCGATAAGTTAGTAGATTTGTGGGCATATATACTCGTATCGCATCCATATGGACTTCCCCGCATTGCGGGTTCCTATAACTTAGGATACTCCATGGTATGGTATGCGGTCGGGCAGCCCATGGGCGCACTATCTTCGTGGGCTTTGCTCGCGTTGACGCACCATGCGATTGTGCAACTAGCCGCTTATAGGGTTTACCCTAAGGAGCTAGGCTGGTTCTTGATGTATGCTGTACTTGGTGACGACGTGGTCATAGCTGATCGCCTCGTTGCACAGGAATACCTGCGAATTATGGAGGAGATTGGGGTTGAGATCAGCTTAGCAAAGAGCTTGGTTTCTAACCAGTCGAGTCTAGAATTCGCAAAGCGGACATGGGTCCGTGGGCGGGATTGCAGCCCAATTTCCCTTGCTGAGCTTTTGGTTGCATTACGCAACTTAGGCTCTCTGGGGGAACTGGTCGCAAAGAACATGAAATTCGGAGTGATCCGGATTTCTTCCGTAGCACGTTTCTGTGGCTTCGGGTACCGAAACTTAGCGCGACTGCCAGTTGCGTTGGGCGTAGGGAACCGTCTAACTGGGGTGCTGGCTTATCTTTGCCGTCCGGGCGGTGTCTGGCCAATGTCTTTTGAGGCATGGTTAGGTGCTGTTGCACCGGGCGGAAAGGACGGGTCATTGGTTGACACACGGATATGGGCGACGGCTCAGTCTGTGTGGAGTACGATGATTCGGATCCTTCACAGGCGACTGGATAAGGTGGAAATGATGCTCCGGGGAGTAACCGTATGGTCTATGGCTAAGGCTGAATACTTGGCACCCGCCAAGGACGAGCCTGTAGTTAAGACTGTAGGCGCTTCTCCTCCTCTTGGAGTCCCGGCTCCACCGCCAAAGGCCCGAAAACCAATGGTGTTAAAGCCGTTCTTCTCCTCGAGCCTGAGAGAGTTCTTTGGAATGGGGGCTGGCGAGGCATCCGCCGGACTAGACCCTGTTCTGGATGCATTCTCAATGGATTGGATTGCTTACCCTTATACAATCGACTTGCGCCGAAGGTTCGAGATAATCAGTGAAACCCTTCAAGTACTGGATCCAAGGGTCATGCCCGTCTGGTCGGACATCGGGAAACTGTGGGACGAAGTGATCGAGGCTGAGGAGGGTATCACTACCCTCCCCACGCAGGTGGAGTTTGTCCGTAGAGATACGGATATTAAGGCTCCATCCACAAGGTTGATTACCATGTGGAGAAAACTCCGTGCCCTGGCGAACCAAGGGGTCCGGCCTGCCGTTAACGTTGGAACTAGTTTCTCCTCGCGGCCCTTGCCGCGCTGGAGACGTCCTGGGGCCTAGTCAAAGGCCTTGGGATGGAATACCCAAAGTTAGGATCCGGGCACTAATAGTGTCCCGGCCTACCAAATAGATGTGCGCACCTAAGCGCCATTCCAGC